TGCTGGCCTGGTGAGCATTGAAAGCGGACTGAGCATTTACATGATTCTGGCAACCGCGGGGATAAGCGGCGCGATGGGCTCCGTAGCGTTGACCTATTTCTGGGAACGCCTGACGGGGATTAAAGATGCAAATCAGTAATAACGGTATCGCGCTGATTAAGCGATTTGAGGGGTGCAGGTTAACTGCATATCCCGATCCGGGCACCGGCGGTGATCCCTGGACGATTGGTTACGGCTGGACGGGGAAAGTAGATGGCAAACCTATCAAGCCTGGAATGAAGATTGACGACGCAACGGCTGATCGTCTGCTGCGCACAGGCGTGGTGAGCTTTGACCAGGCGGTAAGCAAAATGCTCAAAGTTTCCGTCACCCAGAATCAGTACGACGCGCTTGTGTCTCTGGCCTACAACATCGGTACGCGAGCGTTATCCACATCAACGCTGATGAAGAAGCTGAATGCAGGTGATGTGAAAGGCGCCGCTGACGCATTCCTTAGCTGGAACCGGTCAGGCGGCAAGGTAATGGCTGGCCTCACCAATCGCCGCAAGGCAGAGCGAGAAGTCTTTTTATCGTGAAAACGGGGAACCTATGAACTATCTCATTAATCGGCTGAAAGAGCCTTCCACCTGGCGCGGCATCATCCTGGTCATTGCTGGCGTATTTGGCTACCAGATGCCGCCGGGCATTCAGGAAACCGTCATCGCTGGCGGCGTAGCGCTGGCTGGCGTTGTTGGTGCGGTGATGCCGGACAGCGTTAAGAAGTGATTATCCCTTCTAGAGGGTAATTTCATAAATATCCTTTATTGGGGATAATGGCTGAATGCTTCTGATCTTCATTCTCCTGTCGATCTGGCTCTGTCGACTGCCGGAGAATCCTGGCTGGCTCAAGGTCAGCCATATTATCTCAATGCTGGCGCTCGAAGATGAGCATCCGGCACGCGGTAAGGGGCTGCGTTGAGATAAGAGCCCACATTACAGAAGCCCTTCACATCGCGAGGGGCTTTGCTAATGCGAATGAATATCATTATAGATAGTCAGAATGGAACTATTGGACGTTTGGACGTCTAAGTGGCTATTTGTGGCGATTTCTATCGACTTTATGCAAATGATAGTCATTATCATTTGTGGGTCCTCCCGGAGGGGGAGGTTACCACGGGGCGGCGGACTCGCGGAAAACGGCTAGTTTTCATTTTTCATAGTCATCATCATCATGTGCACAGGTTATTGATTTTCCAGATGTCGGATTTTCAATGATGTCGAATCGTATAAAAAGTGTTCACCATCATGGACCAGGAAATCGCTACTTTAAAACTCAATATCAACCAGCTTGCCGGGATTACTGGCGTACACCGCCAGACCGTCGCTACCAGGCTAAAAAATGTCAGTCCCGCCCAGGGAAGCAACAGTAAACTTAAGTTGTATCTTGTCACCGATATTCTGACAGAATTAATGATCCCGACGGTTTCCTCATCGAATCTTGAAGAGATGACACCCCCTGATCGCCTCGCTCACTGGAAAGCAGAAAATGAGCGGTTGAAATTTGAAGTAGATACCAAGCAACTTATCCCCGCCGAAGACGTCGCACGTGAATTTTCAATGATGGCGAAAGCCGTCGTCATGGTACTTGAAACACTTCCGGACATTCTTGAGCGCGACTGTGCACTTACGCCGGTTGCGGTATCACGCGTGCAAAGCGTGATTGATGACCTGCGCGATCAGGTTGCCCAAAAAGTAATGGACGCTGAACCAGAGGAGGATGAGCCAGAGGAGGACTGATGACACAACGGGCATCTGCCAAGGGGATACGCCGCGATGTCTCCGGTATTCTTCGTGCCCCACGTCGTATGCAGGTGGCCGATGCGGTCAGCTCATATATGCGTGTGCCGATGGGGGCGGGTAACTCCGTACCATGGGACCCCAATCTGGCCCCTTATATTATTGAGCCGATGAATTGTCTGGCATCCCGTGAATATGATGCGGTGGTGTTTGTCGGACCGGCCCGAACCGGGAAAACGATTGGCCTGATTGATGGCTGGATTGTCTACAACATCGTTTGTGATCCCGCTGACATGCTGGTTATTCAGGTCTCCGAAGAGAAAGCGCGTGAACATTCCAAGAAACGCCTCGATCGCACATTCCGGTGTAGTCCGGAAGTAAAATCGCGACTCAGTCCGCGTCGTAACGACAATAACGTTCACGACCGCACCTTCCGGGCCGGTAACTATCTCAAACTGGGCTGGCCGTCAGTCAACATTATGTCGTCGTCAGACTATAAAAGCGTGGCGTTGACTGACTATGACCGCTTTCCTGAAGATATCGACGGAGAAGGTGATGCATTTTCCCTGGGTTCGAAACGTACCACTACGTTTATGTCCAGCGGCATGACTCTGGTTGAGAGTTCACCTGGCCGAGATATTCGTGACACGAAATGGCGACCAAACACCGCACATGAGGCACCGCCGACTACCGGCATATTATCGTTGTTTAATCGTGGTGACCGCCGCCGCCTTTACTGGCCGTGTCCGCATTGCGGAGAATATTTTCAGCCGGAGGTAGCCAATATGACGGGCTACCGGGATTCCCTTGATCCCGTTGTGGCAAGTGAGTCTGCATATCTCCAGTGCCCGGCTTGCAAAGGCAGGATCACCGCAGATATGAAACGTGAACTGAATATCCGCCATGTCTGGTTACGCGATGGAGAAAAAATAGACCGTGATGGCAACAGATTTGGGGAGCCGCGGCGATCACGCATCGCTTCATTCTGGATGGAGGGGCCTGCGGCTGCATATCAGACATGGTCGCAGATGATATACAAATTCCTGACTGCTGAGCAGGAATATGAGTCCACCCAGAGTGAAGAGACGCTGAAAACGGTAGTTAATACCGACTTTGGTCGGCCTTATCTACCCCGAGCCAGTCTCGAACAACGTAAGAGTGAGCTGCTCGAACGACGCGCTGAAGACGTGCCGAAGCGATCTGTACCAGATGGTGTGCTCTTTATGACTGCAACCGTTGATGTGCAGGGCGGTAAATCCCGTCGTTTCGTGGTTCAGGTGACTGGCTACGGTGAGCAGGGTGAGAGATGGCTGGTCGATCGCTACAACATACGCCAGTCTCTGCGGGCAAACGAGCACGGTGAATGTTACTCCATCGATCCGGCAAGTTACCCGGAAGACTGGGATTTACTTTTGTCTGACGTGTTCGAAAAGTCATGGCCCTTAGCGAGTAACCCTTCAAAACGCATGCGGCTCATGGCGATGGCTGTCGATTCCGGCGGTGAGGATGGTGTCACCGATAACGCCTATAAGTTCTGGCGTAAGTGCCGCCGGGATGGGCTTGGTAAAAAGATTTTCCTCTTCAAGGGCGACAGTGTCCGACGCTCAAAACTAATTACCCGAACATTTCCTGATAACACTGACAGATCAACTCGCAGGGCAAAAGCCGCTGGCGATGTGCCGCTTTACCTTCTTCAGACTGATGCGCTGAAAGATCAGGTGAATAACGCCTTGTGGCGAGAATCACCCGGCCCGAACTATGTGCATTTCCCTAAATGGCTCGGCAGCTGGTTTTACGATGAGCTGACCTATGAGGAACGTTCACCCGATGGAAAATGGAGCAAACCGGGCCGAGGTCCGAATGAAGCTTTCGATCTACTCGTTTATGCCGATGCGCTGGCCATATTGCACGGATACGAAAAGATCAAATGGCCGGATGCGCCTGAATGGGCGAGGCGGACAACGTGGATTGAAGAAAGCACGCCGGAAACTGGCGAAGCGTCACCCACGTTATCAGCAAAAACGACCCATAGCAGAAAAAAACGGAAGGCAAATAAGCCGGATGTCGAAAACAACCCGTGGACTACATCATCAGGAGGCTGGGTGTGAAACAAACCGATATTGAATCCATTATCCAGCGTTATACCGATGCGGAAATAGCTGTGCTGGATGGAAAGTCTATAACATTCAACGGGCAGCAGATGACGCTGGAGAACCTGTCTGAAATCCGCAAGGGGCGTCAGGAATGGGAGCGTCGTCTTGCTTCCCTGCTGGCTCAGCGTAACGGGCGACCCGGTTATAAGCTCGCGAGGTTTCCATGAGCCTGTTAGATGATGCGATTGGTGTCTTTTCCCCTGGTTGGAAAGCTGCGAGGTTACGTTCGAGAGCAATGATACAGGCATATGAAGCTGTTAAGCCTACTCGTACGCATAAGGCCCGCAGGGAAAATCGTTCCGCTAACCAGCTTAGTCAGATGGGAGCTGTTTCACTTCGAGAACAGGCTCGCTGGTTGGACAATAACCACGATCTGGTTATTGGTGTATTCGATAAGCTCGAGGAAAGGGTAGTTGGAGCTAAAGGAATTATTGTTGAGCCACACCCGGTACTAAAAAACGGAAATATCGCAAAAAAACTGGCAGAACAAATCAGAACGAAGTGGGCCGAATGGTCAGTCAGCCCTGAGGTTACGGGACAGTTTACCCGCCCGATGCTTGAGAGATTGATGCTCAGGAGTTGGCTCAGGGACGGGGAAATTTTCGCTCAGATGGTGAGTGGCTCAGCGCAGGGACTTGATCCAGTGGCTGGCGTACCTTTCTGGCTTGAAGCGCTAGAGGCTGATTTTGTGCCGATGACCAACAATGAGTCACAGCAACTTTGTCAGGGGGTTTATGTCGATAATTGGGGACGCCCGAAAAAGTACCTGGTTTATAAAAGTCTGCCTGTTACCGGCCGTCAATTGGATACGAAAGATATTGATGCCGGGAATATGCTTCATCTCAAATTTACCCGTCGCCTTCATCAAACCAGGGGGACGTCTCTCCTTTCTGGTGTTCTCATGCGCCTCAGTGCCCTGAAAGAATACGAGGATGCGGAGTTAACGGCCGCACGCATAGCCGCCGCCCTGGGGATGTACATAAAAAAAGGGGACGGGCAAAGTTTTACGGATGAGAACAGCAAAGATAATCGTGATGTAATGATTGAGCCAGGCATTATCTATGATGATCTCCTTCCCGGTGAAGACATCGGGATGATCAAATCTGACAGACCAAACCCTAACCTTGAAACATTCAGAAATGGGCAATTGCGCGCCGTTGCTGCTGGTGCTCGTCTCAGCTTCTCCAGTACAGCCAGAAACTACGATGGAACGTACAGCGCTCAGCGCCAGGAATTGGTTGAATCAACAGACGGTTATCTGATCCTCCAGGACTGGTTCATCGGAGCAATTACCCGGCCAATGTACCGAAACTGGTTAAAAATGGCGGTGGCTTCTGGCGAAATTCAGCTACCACGTGGGCTGGATATGGCGTCGCTTTACACCGCGGTTTATTCCGGTCCGGTCATGCCATGGATCGACCCAGTTAAAGAGGCTAATGCCTGGAAAGCGCAAATCCGAGGTGGTGCTGCGACAGAATCTGACTGGGTGCGAGCTAGCGGACGCAATCCGGATGATGTGAAACGTCGTCGCAAGGCTGAAGTTGATGATAACCGCGAACTGGGACTGGTGTATGACACCGATCCTGCAAATGATAAAGGAGGCACCAGTGCCGAAGTCAAAGAACCGGACGCCCCGTCGTCCGAAAGCCAGCGCAAGAAGTAATTCGTGGTTTCGTATGCAGGCCAGCGCCGACAATCAGGTAGAAATTTATATCTACGACGAGATCGGCTACTGGGGCGTGACTGCCCGGCAGTTTGTTAACGACCTTAAAGCGCTTGGTGATGTGACCCATATTAATCTTCATATCAATTCGCCTGGTGGCGATGTCTTTGACGGCATCGCCATTTTTAATGCTCTTAAACATCATGGTGCGTCAATTACCGTTCATATCGACGGTCTGGCCGCGTCTATGGCCTCGGTCATTGCTATGGTAGGTAATCCGGTCATCATGCCTGAAAACACCATGATGATGATCCATAAGCCCTGGGGCTTTGCTGGTGGTGATGCCAACGATATGCGTGACTACGCAGAGCTTCTGGACAAGGTTGAGTCTGTTCTGATCCCTGCTTATGCAGAGAAAACGGGTAAGAGCGCCGATGAAATAGCGGCGATGCTGGAAGATGAAACATGGATGGACGGCAAAGAATGCGTCGCTATGGGTTTTGCCGACCAGGTCACCCCCTCTCTTCAGGCTATGGCCTGTATCCAGTCTAAACGTATTGAGGACTTCGAAAAGATGCCAAAAAATATTCGCAACATGTTAACGCCGCCGCGAGCTACCACGCAACGCGATCCCCAGCAACCACAAATGCAGCAGCCGGTGGTGAGCCAACCTCCCGTAATTGACGAAAACACCATTCGTGCTCAGGTAATCGCTGAGCAAAAGGATCGCGTTAATGGTATTAACAACCTCTTTGCGATGTTTGGTGGTAAACACGCCGAACTGCAGGCGCAGTGTGTAGCAGATATGGATTGCTCTGTCGATCAGGCTAAAGACAAACTGCTGGCGCTGCTGGGTAAAGATGCTTCACCATCGGCGAAAACCACGCCAGCGCATATTCATGCAGGTAACGGTAATTTTGTCGCCGATGGTATTCGCCAGGCATTGATGGCGCGTGCCGGATTTGAAGATCAGGAACGTGACAATGTCTACAACGGCATGACCCTGCGTGAATATGCCCGCATGGCCCTGACTGAGCGGGGAATTGGCGTATCCAGCTATAACCCGATGCAGATGGTAGGGCTGGCGCTGACGCACAGCACCTCTGATTTTGGCAACATCCTTCTTGATGTCGCCAACAAATCGATTTTGCAGGGCTGGGACGAAGCTGCAGAAACCTTTGAACAGTGGACAAAGAAAGGCCAGTTGTCGGACTTTAAGACAGCGCATCGTGTGGGGATGGGCGGATTCCCGTCTCTGCGGCAGGTTCGCGAAGGCGCTGAATATAAGTATGTGACTACCGGCGATAAAGGTGAAACCATCGCGCTAGCCACCTACGGAGAAATTTTTTCCATCACTCGCCAGGCAATCATCAACGATGATCTGAACCAGCTCACAGATGTACCGATGAAAATGGGCCGTGCCGCTAAGGCGACTATCGGTGACCTTGTTTACGCCATTCTGACCAAAAACCCAAAACTCTCAGATGGTAAGGCGTTATTCCACGCAGACCACAAGAACCTTTCCACCGGTGCTATTTCCGTCAGCAGCCTGGACGATGCACGTAAACTGATGCGCCTGCAGAAAGAGGGAGAACGATCTCTGAACATCCGCCCGGCATTTATGCTGGTGCCGGTCGCGCTGGAGACACTGGCTAACCAGACGATTAAATCAGCGAGCGTAAAAGGGGCGGATATTAACGCCGGGATTATTAACCCGATCCAGAATTTTGCAGATGTGATTGCAGAGGCCCGCCTTGACGAAGCTGACGCAAAAGCCTGGTATCTGATGGCGGCAAAAGGGACGGACACCATCGAAGTTGCGTATCTGAATGGTGTTGATACTCCTTACATTGATCAACAGGAAGGGTTTACCACTGACGGTATCGCTACAAAAGTTCGTATCGATGCTGGTGTGGCGCCGCTTGATTACCGCGGCCTGGTGAAATCCAGCGGCCAGTAATCATTACAGTTCTGAAAACGACGCCCGGAAGGGCTTTTTTTATACCTGAAATCAGCCCTGCGGGGCTGACAGGAGACGTTATGGCTAAAAATTATGTGCAAGACGGCAAAACCATCCCCGTGAAAAATTCTGGTACCGAGGAAATTCTCAGTGGTACACCCGTTTCTTTAGGCGGAATGATTGCGGTTGCAATTACCGATATTCAGGCGGGTGATGTAGGCGACGGATTCGCTGAAGGTGTCTTTCTTTTACCTAAGCTGCCAGCTGATGCCGTGACCGCCGGGGAAAAGGTATATCTCAAAGCTGGAAATGTTCAGCTGGATGACACCGATGCGGTGTTAGCCGGGACTGCCTGGGAGGATGCTGCGGCAGGCGTTACCGTCCTGGAAGTCAAAATCAATGGCTAATGCCTTTGACAATATGGCTGGCAGAATGGATGAACTGACGGCGAAAAGGCTGGGCAGAACGGTGACTATTAATGGCGATGAGCATATTGCTGTTGAAAGTCACCTGCTGCCTGAGCTGGGGCCGGTCGCTGGGGATGGGATTAACCTGGTTATCTTCAGCGCAGGCTATCAGTCGGCGCGGGGAGATGAGGTTATTTATAAAAGTCAGGTTTACACCGTTACCCGATGGCTCCTCTTTAATGGTAAGCCGCAAATCTGGATTGAGGAGGTCACAGGTGACGATTAAAGGGCTGGAAGAGCTCAGGCAGAACCTGAGCAATATCAGTAAAAATGCCATTCCTCGGGCGACATCCCAGTCCATTAACCGGGTGGCTGGAAGGGCAATCAGCCGCAGCTCTACGCGAGTGGCGAAAGAGACTAAGGTTAAGCGAAAACTGGTCATGCAGCGCGCCAAACTTAAACGGGCAAGCCCTAAAAAACCAATGGCTACCATCCGGGTAAATCGCGGCAACCTCCCGGCGATAAAGCTGGGGCCAGTACGAGTTCAACTTTCACGACGAAAGCGCGACAACGGTAGTTCTGGAAGCGTTCTGAAGATTGGGAATTTCAGCTTCCCTGGTGCTTTTGTGCAACAGCTTAATAATGGTCGCTGGCATGTTCTTCGGCGAACCAGTAAATCTCGTTACCCGGTAGAAGTGGTGAAAGTACCTCTGGCCACCCCCCTGACTGCTGCATTCAAAGAAGAACTTCCCAAACTGATGGCATCTGATATGCCAAAAGAAATGATGGCTGCGATCAAAAATCAGATAAGGCTGGTGACAAAATGATTCACCCGCAAGTACGAAAAGCTGTTCTGGATAAACTGAAGTCAATCAACTCCGGAAAAATATTCTGGTATGACGGTCGGCCTGCTTTCCTGGCTCCAGAAGAGTTACCCGCGGTCGCTGTATATCTTACTGATGCAAAGGCGACGGGCGGCAGTATTGATGAGGAAGAGTGGGAGGCTGTCCTTCACATTGAAGTATTCCTTAAAGCAACTGCTACCGATAGCGAGCTGGATAAATGGATGGAAACCCGCATCTATCCGGCCATGGCTGACGTTCCTGAGCTTGCCAGTATCGTTGAAACCATCAGCGTTGCCGGGTACGACTACCAACGTGACGATGAAGCCACTACATGGGGATCCGCCGATCTCCAATATTCCCTGACTTATATTATGTGAGGACTATATGCCAACTCCAACACCTACCACGCCGACGAAAGGTGCCGGGACAACTTTTTGGATTTATACCGGAACTGGTGATCCCTACGATGATCCTTTAAGTGATGTCGGCTGGACACGAACGGCAAAGGTTAAGGAATTAACACCTGGGGAACTGACTGCAGAGTCATATGATGATTCCTATATTGATGATGATGCGCCTGACTGGGATGCAACAGCTCAGGGTGTTAAGTCAGCCGGTCAAACCAGCGTAACACTTGCCTGGAAACCTGGTGAATCTGGCCAGAAGGATCTGGTTGACTGGTTTATGAGTGGTGATGAAAAATCTTACAAAATTAAATATCCAAATGGGGCAGTTGATGTGTTCACCGGCTGGGTAAATAGTTTGGGTAAGACTATTTCACGAAACGAAGTTATTACCCGTAGTGCACAAATCACCAATAAAGGTAAACCTTCTCTGGCTGAAGATAACGCTTCGACTAACCCTTAATATATTCGTCAGCGGTGCTAAGGCACCGCGAAAGGTAATGAAATGACTTATCTTAAAAAAGACACATTAAATCCCGATGGTGAGAATATTTTACTGTTTGAGTTATCGGCTTACAGTAGAATGCAATATATTGAATTTATGGTTGAAGAGCGGAAGTCATTACCATCAGAGGAAAGTACGCCTGAAGAAAACTTTAAATTGGCCACCTTGTTGACTATGCGTGATCAGGCCATGCTCGTTGCATTATCCTTGAGCGAGGCGGATGAAGAGCAACGTGAAGGGAAAGATATTTTCCCTGAAATTATACGAAAATATCCACCAGGGTTATTGGGCAGCGCTGCATTACTTGTGCGTATGCTTTCAGGGATGATCCCACCAGTTAATAATGACCCTGAGAAAACTGAAGAAGAGGAAGAGCCTGATTTGGAAAAGTCCTGACCCGCTCACGTCGCTTTGCTATGCGATTAGCCAGGGAGTTTGGACGGCCAGACTGGCGCGCAATGCTTTCGGAAATGTCTTCCTCTGAATGGTTCGAATGGATTGAGTATTACCAGGATAATTGTTTTAGCGACGACCTCCTGGACTCTCATTTTGCCAATCTTAGTTATCTTGCTGTCAGTCTCTTCACCGATCCGGATAAACACGGAATTACCTCCCTTGATTTTAGTTTGTTATCAAAACGTGAGGGAGAAAGTGAGTTGGATTCAGACGAGCAACTTATGTCGATAGCCGAAAGCATTCCTGGAGGAGTTCGCTATGTCCCAGCCAGTGGGTGATCTGGTCGTTAAAATTGACGGCGATAGCGCAAATTTTGATGAGGAAGTTGCTCATCTGAATAAGCAGCTGAGCGGGTTAGGTAGAGCCGCGAACGACAGTACAGCCCAGGTAACCGCAGCTTTCACGCGGCAGGAGCGTGCTGCAAAACGTGCCGGTATTTCAATCGGCCAATACAATAATGCAATGCGCATGTTGCCTGCGCAGCTTACTGATGTCGCAACTCAGTTAGCTGGTGGGCAAAGCCCATGGCTAATTTTGCTCCAGCAAGGCGGTCAGGTTAAAGACTCATTTGGTGGCCTGATTCCAACATTTCGAGGATTACTTGGAGCTGTAAGTCCGTTGGCCGTTGGGGTTGCAGCTTTGACCGCCGCAGGTGCCGGCATTGGATATATCTTCTATCAGGGAACGTCAACCCTTTCCGATTTTAATAAGACGCTGACGCTATCAGGTAACACGGCTGGTCTGACTACCGACAGAATGCTGGCACTGGCAAAATCGGGACAGCAAGCAGGACTCACCTTTGATCAAACCACTGATTCTCTGACTGCATTAATTAATGCTGGTGTGGGGGCGGGTGCGCGTTTTGATGACCTAAGCCAGTCAGTTGCAAAATTTTCTACGGCATCTGGTATCCCCATTGAAAAGGTTGCGGAAGCGTTCGGGAAACTGACCAACGACCCGACGTCCGGCCTGATTGCGATGGCGCAACAATTTCATAATGTGACAGCAGAGCAGATTGATTACGTTGCTCAGTTACAACGTTCAGGAGATGAAGCCGCTGCACTTCAGGCGGCTAATGATGCGGCGACGAAGGGATTTAACACCCAGACTCAGAGCCTGATCGATAACATGGGGACGATTGAGCGCTCCGCTGATTCGTTGAAACGCGCGTTTAAATCCATGTGGGATGCTGCTTTGGATTTGGGACGGCCTGACACCGCAGAGGAGATGGTAAGCAAGGCGCAATCAGTTTTTAAGCAGGCTGATGACATCTGGAATCTCAGGAAAAATGATCGCTATGTAAACGATGAAGCCAGAGCCCGTTTCTGGAATGACAGGGAGTCGGCCCGACTGGCTCTTGATATGGCGCAGCAGCAAGCAGGTATTGCCAAAGCCAGCGCAGCAGCGGCCGAAAAGGAAGCGGAGGCAGAATCTGAAAAACAGAAATATGCCGCTCAAGCACAAGCCAATTATGCTAAATCGCAGACTGCGCTTGAAAAGTATACTGCCAGGCAGAATGAATTAAATAAAGCTCTGAAAGAAGGACATATCCTACAGGCTGATTACGCCATCAATATGGCCGCAGCCAAGAAAGAATATGAGGCCACCTTAAAAAAAACGCCGAAACCAAAAGGCGTTAAAGTTTCTGCTGGTGATCGTTCTTCTGATCAGACTGATGCCGAAACCCTGCAGTTGATGACGCAGTTAAAGTTGCTGCAACAGCATACGGGGCTTAACGATACCATCAGTCAGCAACGTAAAAATTTGTGGTCTTTACAGTCAAAATTCGCGGTTATAGAAGAGGCGTCGAAAACACGCGCACTAAGTAAAGATGAACAATCTTTACTCGCCAGCAAGGATAAGGTTCTGGCGCAGGCTGAGGTTAATGCGAAACTTGGCGATCAGATCGTTGCTCAGGAACGTCTGAATAAGCTTCAGGATAACTCGTTAAAATATGTTACTCAGATGCAGGAAAAGACTGCAGCACTGACAGATAGTGCTGGGTTAAGTGACAAGGACGCACAACGTAATAGCGAGAGGGCGCAATTAAGGCAGGGATGGAAAAATCAGGGTGGAAGCCTGGAAGATGAAGGGTATCAGAAAGAGCTTTCCGCACTTGAGGGTTATTACGCTGCACAGGATGAAATGCGTAATAACTGGTTGGCCGGCGTTCAGTCGTCATGGGAAAACTATGCTGACATGGCCACCAATTACAATCAGATCGTTGCGGATACAACCAATACTGCGCTCGGAGGAGTAACAAGCAATCTCCAGCAGGGGTTATATGATCTTGCAACTCAGTCTGAAGATGCTGGCGATGCCCTGAGTAACATGGTTGAAGGTTTTGGTAAGACAGTTATTCAGACGCTGGCTCAACTGGCCGCACAGTGGCTGGTTTATCAGGGCGTTCAGCTTCTGGTTGGGAAGACCACTCAGGCAACCGCTGTTGCTCCGTTGATCGCTAATGCGCAGGCTACGGCGCTTCAGGCCCAACTTGCAGCGTATGCATCCACCGCTGCTATCCCAATAGTTGGTCCGGGTCTGGCACCTGCGGCACTGGCTGCGGCTGCTGGTGTCACTACCCCTCTTGTTGCTGCTATCTCAGCATCAGCTTTAGCCGGTATGGCTCACGATGGTATTGATAAAATACCTGAGACGGGGACTTGGCTATTGAAAAAAGGAGAAAGGGTAACTACCGCTGGAACGTCTGCAAAACTGGATGCGACCCTCGATGAAGTTCGTCAACAAAGAACTCTCGGGGGTAAACATCTAGTTGCAGAATTCCATAATAATTTCTCGGGAAAACCTGATGATACCACTATGCAAATGGTAAATCAGCAAATGAGGGAATCAGAGAAAAGGCTAAAGCACTATTTCACTTCTCAGATAATTAACCCTACTGAGGATTATGGACGATCACTCAATGCAGTATATCGGGGGAGGCGTATTAAATAATGACCGATATATATTATCCTCATGAATACATACCCGGACCGACGTACGATAATTATGGATTTGAACCAATAGATCCAATGATTAGAACCGACAGGATTGGAGGGCTTGCCAGACAGCGTAGAAAATATACATCAGTACCAACTAATAATACTGTTGTATGGCAATTTAAAAGTGATGCGCATGCACAGGTATTTGAATCGTGGTATAGAGACGTTTTAACTGATGGTGCAGCATGGTTTTACATGAAATGTAAAACTCCAGTTGGATTAAAGTTTTTTAAATGTCGATTTAAAGGGATTTATAAGGGACCCTCATTCATTAAACCAGGCTTGTTGCGTTATTCGGCAACAGTTGAATTAAGAGAGAGACCTCTTGCCCCAGTTGGTTGGGGCCATTACCCGGAATGGCTTGCGGGACAGTCTCTTCTGGATATTGCGCTTAATAAGGAGTGGCCGAAGCATGACGCAGATTAAACGCCTCTACGCCAGCAGCGGACCGGAGGTGATCATTGAAACGCTGCAGATCACCATTGGTTCTGACGTCCATTATCTGTGCCAGGGCTACGAGGGTATTACGGCAACGACGGAGAACGGCGATACCGTAACGTTTACCGCCTGTGCGATAGACATTGCGCTGCCGGCGCGCAATGCGGACGGCACGCAGGACCTCAAATTTGCCTTGTGCAATATCGATGGTGTTGTGTCCACGGCGATCCGCAATGCGCTGGCTAACCGTCTGTCTGCATTTCTGACGTACCGGCGTTATATCTCCACGGATTTAGCGGCACCTGCGGAAGTGCCATATACGCTGAAAATCAAGTCGGGCTCCTGGACGGCGACAGAGGTGCAGATCACTGCGGGCTACATGAATATCCTCGATACCGCCTGGCCGCGATACCGCTACACGCTCCCTGTATTCCCCGGACTGCGTTATATCAGCTAAGGAATCCCAATGTTTAACCCTGATAAATACCGTTCAGTCACCTGGCTGAAGGGCGGGCGCTTATACCCGCAACTCGACTGTTTCGGCATTGTGAACGAGATACGCCGCGACCTGAATTTACCCGTCTGGCCCGATTTTGCAGGGGTCACCAAAGACGACGGCGGCCTCGACCGGGAAGCGCGCAGGATGATGCTTACCCTTGAGCGCTGCGAACCCTGCGAAGGGGCCGGGGTGGCCTGTTATTCCGGGTCGACTGTCACCCACGTAGGGATCGTGGTCAGTATCGGTGGTCTGTTGCATGTGGCGGAATGCAATCCGGGTACGAACGTCACCTTTCTGCCGTTGCCGCGGTTTAAGCGGCGATTTGTCAAAGTGGAGTTCTGGCAATGACCATTCGTTTTTATCCGTCCCGGCTTCCCGGTGAACCACTTGAAACGCATGAGCATGGTGTAACCAGTATTCGCAGGTGGCTGGTGGCAAATGTTGAAGGTTACGAGGATCGGGATGTTCCACCGCTGACCGTTGAGGTTGAGGGTCTGTTAATTCCGCCAGGCGAGTGGGCTACTTGTGTGATTCGCCCTGATAGTGATGTCCGGCTTTATCCGGTTCCCTTCGGGCTGGAGGCCGCGACCATTGCGTGGATCGGTGTTGGTATCTCCGTTGCCGCTGCAGCCTATTCGCTTTTTATGATGAGCACCATCGATACGGGCGGCTATACCTCATCCACAGGGCGCAGTCTCGACCTGAACCCCGCTCGGGCCAACGGCGCGAAACTGGGTGATGCCATTCGTGAGGTGTTTGGCCGGGTGCGTATCTACCCTGATTATGTGGTGCAGCCGGTTACCCGGTTTGATGCCGCCGATCCTACGAAAATGCGCGTCCAGATGCTGCTGTGTCTCGGTGTCGGTGATCTGATTTATACCACTGGCGATATCCGGGTTGGCAGTACTCCTGCTTCGACGCTGCCGGGTTTCAGTATCACCTATTTTCCGCCAGGCGCGGACGTTTCCGGTGATGAGCGCAGTGAAAACTGGGTCAACTGTACGGAGGTGGGCGGGACGTCATCCGGCACCGGGCTGGATATGGCCCAGACGTCGCCGGACGCAGATGACATTATCGCAGACAGCATGACCGTCTCCGGTTCGAGCGTAACGTTTACCGGGCTGGACACGGATGATGGTGATGATGATGACGAGAACGATAACGCGCTGCCGCCCAGCTGGGTCTCTGGCGCTGTGGTCGAACTGAAAGCCCCGGCTAACTACCAGATCACTTCGGCGGCTGGATACAGCGTTATCGCCAGCCCGCTGCTGACGGAGATCGCGCCGGTGGTTGGTATGCCGGTGACGCTGGGGTTTAACTCTGTCGATTACGATCTGTTTATCGCGTCATATACCCCCGGTCAGGCTGCAGTGCCCGGCGCCGGGGGGAGTGCGGCAAAACTCCAGGCCAGTGCGGCCCCGACCACCTACGACTTTTCGACCAGCTCCAGCACGTTCACGATCACCTGGCAGGGGGTTACCTACCCGGTGTCGCTGGTGGCTAACTATGTCTCGATGTCGGGACTGCTGGCGGCCATTACCGAGGGACTCACTGGCTCCGGCCTGGTTGCGCAGGACAACGGCGGCACCGTACTGATAACTGAGTCGGCCAGTCCGTTCGCGGGTGGGGCGATCACGTCCTCTTCGCTGCCTGCAGCTGTTTTCGGTGATGCCCCGGTTTACACCTCCGGCACGGCATCAACCGGCGGCAGCCCGGCGGTAACGGCGAATGTGACACTCGCCTATAACTCTGCCACGGGAACGGCCTTTTCCGGCATGCCGGAGGGGGTGCAACGGCTTTCACTTGCTCACCGCGGGAATGAGTACCGCATTGTCTCTGCCGACGGCACGACGGCGACGGTGGCGCGCCTGGTTAACGGTGCAGTTGATGAGTCATGGCCGGGTTTCACCGCCAGGACGATGATTGACTATGAGGCCACTGGCCTTAACGACACGCTGAGCTGGCTGGGGCCGTTCCTCGTATGCCCTGAAAATGAAGTAGTGGATGCGTTCGAGGTGAATTTCTCCTTCCCGAACGGCATCTGTGGCTTTGACAGTAAGGGCAAAAAACGGATCCGCCACGTTGAGTGGGAGATACAGTATCGCGTCTACGGTTCCGGATCGGGGTGGGTGAGTCACCAGGGCGAGTATGCGCTGAAAAACGTCAATGGGTTAGGTTTCACTGAGCGGATCACCCTCAGCTCTCCGGGGCTGGTAGAGGTTCGCTGCCGTCGGCGCAATGAGCAGGGCTCAAACAACGCCCGGGATTGTATGTACTGGCAGGCACTGCGCGGGCGACTGCTGACGCGCCCTTCATCCTATCCCGGCGTGTCGCTGATGGCGGTGAGCGTTGAGACGGGGGGGAAGTTGGCGGCGCAGTCGGACCGCCGCGTAAATGTTGTGGCCACGCGGGCCTATGACTCAGGAACGGCCAGAACCATTTCTGGGGCGCTGCTGCATGTCGGGAACTCTCTTGGGCTGGAGATGGATGTCGACACCATCAACGCGCTGGAGTCCGCGTACTGGACGCCACGGGGCGAGTATTTCGATTTCGCCACGGGCGACAGTATCTCAGCGCTGGAAATGCTGCAGAAGATTGCCAATGCCGGGAAGTCACGTTTTCTGCTGAGTGATGGCCTGGCGACGGTCAACCGTGAGGGGATTAAGCCCTGGACGGGTGTGATTACTCCGCATGAGATGGTGGAGGAGCTGCAGAGCGGATTTACGGTGCCGTCCGATGATGATTTTGATGGTGTCGACGTGACGTACATCAACGTGACTACCTGGGCAGAGGAGACCGTTAAATGCCGGACGCCTGATAATCCCACGCCGGTGAAAATCGAGAACTACAAACTCGATGGGGTACTGAATCAGGATCACGCCTACCAGATCGGCATGCGTCGCCTGATGAAATACCTGCAGCAGCGGGTGACGTTCCAGACCACTACCGAGCTGGACGCGCTGTGCTACAACACGGGCGATCGCATTGTGCTGACGGATGATATTCCGGGTAACAACACGATTTCCTGTCTGGTGGAGGCGATGACAACGGCTGGTGGCGTGACAACGTTCACCGTTACGGAGCCGCTGGACTGGTCTTTCGAAAACCCCCGCGCGCTGATCCGCTATCAGGATGGCTCTGCATCCGGGCTGATGGTGGCGAGTAGGGTGGGTGATTTTCAGCTGTCAGTCCCGCACCTGAGTGAGTTTGATGATCCGATGAAGGTTGACCTGTCGTCGGCAACCATTGAGCCTATCCGCCTGGTGTTCTGCGGCTCAACGCGCCATGTCTACGACGCCATTGTAGAGGAGATCGCCCCGCAGTCTGACGGAACCTGTCAGGTCACCGCTAAAGAATACCTCGAATCGTTCTACCAGTACGACGATGCCACATACCCCGGCGATGTCGCTTAATACCCCATAATTACCCCTAATTAACTCTTTTCGCTCAAACCCTCGTTTGCGCGAACGCCTTTTTTGGAGCAAAAAACATGGCCTTTAACCCGGAGCTGGGGAGCACGTCTCCCGCTGTGTTGCTCGATAATGCGGAGCGTCTGGATAAGCTGGTCAATGGGCCTGCGCTGACTGAACCAGATCGCGCTGGCGATGATCTGGATACCTGGCGCGGAATGATGGCGAAGAGCAACGCAGCTATCGACGATGCGCAAAACAGCATTACCATCCTGGGATTGCCATTTGCCACACTCGCGGATGCACAGGCTGCGGTAGATGCCGGAAAAATTCCAGATGGTGCTGTAACATGGATACGAAATGATGATGCGTCGCTGGCAGACGAGTACATCAACAACGGTGGTACTCTGTCAGCCACCGGGCGAAAGATGCCGTCGCAGGAATATATAGATGATGGGTTTACCCCCGGCAGGGTTGTTGAAAGCGATACGGATGTCGCTATAGCGGTAACATTCGCGGACGGCTCCCGCAGCTGGCTGGAATCAGGCTTTGATGGTCGACCTACCGAGCATTCAGCGCAAATGATTGGCGAAGCCATTCACGTGGGCGATTCTCCTGTTTCAAGTGAGCAGGTGGCCATTGCAACCCTGTTCGCGGACGGCTCCCGCAGCTGGCTGGAATCAGGCTTTGATGGTCGACCTACCGAGCATTCAGCGCAAATGATTTTGGATGTAATTTCAGGGGCAATTTCGGCATCAGAAACCCAGACAATCGCGCTATCTACAGCCCCAGATGGAACGGGTCGTGAATATCCGACTTTTGAGCGTCTGAATACCCCTATTATTCAGTTTTCTCAGCAAAGCGCTGAGACAATCTACTGGCCCTGGATAGTGGATAAATCAGCGTGGGGAGGATCAGGGTTCGCGCTTTTTTATAGCACTGACCATTCTGCAACCCATGACCCATCTGGAATTTTTCTTTTTGAGTCAGACGACATTACCGGGCCATGGATTAACAGAGGAAAGGTTTTTCGTGACGACACCGGGGGCTGGCAATCAGAAACTCCATCAGTTATCTATGATTCGGCGACAAACAAAGTCCTGATGTATTATCAGCAAGCTGAGGTTCCCGGCTCTATCGGTCAGCAACAAACTTGTCTCGCAATTGCGGATCCAGCAGACCTCACTATTTGGACGCGCGTTGGTGTTGTGCTGGATAAGGAGTTTGCCGAACAGCCCGGAGACGGGCACTGCGGTTATTTTCGTCCGTTTAAATTTAATGGCCGCATGCTGGGTTATAGCCTTTACGGTGGCACTCTCTTTTCGAATGCATCTCTCTGGGTGTCAGACGATGGTGGTTATACGTGGCAGCGTGACGGTAGACTAATTGGTTGGATGCAAGATAAGTGTCGACACCTGGCGGATATACTGAAGGTCGAACAGCATCTTGTCGTTTTAACTATGTATGAAGGCGATGTAATCAACTGGAAAGGTGAGCCATGGTGGGTGGGAGTTGTCGGGAAAGCGCAATCTGGTAGTGTGAGTATACGCAACTATCGTCTTGTAACAGCTCCGCTTGCATCTGATTTTGGCTCTCTATTAACTAGAGTTAACGATATTACACCTGCGCCGGCCCATTACGAAATACAAACTGATATTGATTATCCGGGGAACTGTGTCGTTTCTCATGGGAGATTGTACATGGTTTACCGTACTGGCGGTCAGAAAGGGGATATTGCACTGATGAGGTTGAAATAATGCAGGGATTATTTTCGAAATGCTGGGCTACTAATTTTGACGGTGGAGATATTCCCTCCTGGCTGACAATTAGCTCAGGGGTGATTAGCAGCGCAGCAACGGCCCCGTGGGGCGGCCTGACTCTGACGAGACCAGAAACGACGGGGAGTAAACTTGTTTTCGGGGGCGCGATTGCTGACAACAAAGAAACTGGTATTGAGCTGGATTGTGTTGTTAACGGTTTTACGACAGGAAAGGGGACATTTATAGCTGGTTTTTTCTCTGATACAGATGGATGGTTTTTGCGAACAAGTGGTGATATTTGCTATCTGGTATTTCGCAAGGGCGGAGTTGAAACTACAAAAAATGTGTATCTTCAATTTGCAGGGTGGTCAAAAATATATCCTCTAAAACTGGAATGGGATATTAAAAATAAGCGCCTCAGTGTATTCAGAGGGGCTGGCGCGGCATATATTTCTTTAGATCATCTTGATGTTGGCAATGCCATCGGTACCCGTCCAACGGTGGGTTGGATCTCCAGTGTTGCGGGCGAGCAAAACACAATTGTATCCCTTTCAATTACAAAACATTTTATGTGAGATAACTATGACATTCCGAATTGCAGCAAACGTATTTCCGACAACATCAAACTTGCCAACTCTGGGGCAGTCATTTTCTGATTTGCTTGTTGATGGCTCTCTGTCTCTGCTTGATAAGGGGAACTTTCCGGCTATGCTGGGGCTGGTTCCAGGCGCTAATCTGGGAAACCTGGCATCGGTATATGCGTCAAAACAAACGAGCAACCCCGTGAACGCCTATTTAAAAAATATTCTTCCTAATAATTTCCCGACATCCACAACAGATTTTACGCAGTATTTTAAGGCGTCACTGACCGCTCGTGGCGGGCTGCATGTTTTGCCGACAATGGGGCTGAACTCATCAAAAGCGATTGGTCTTGCTATTCGCACTTTGCCAGACGCAGCGACGACTGCAATCCTGTCAACGACAAAAAACATTTATATTGACGTCTGGGCGAGGATTACGCGATTACCTGTTGTTAATACGGGAGGTTCCGCATCGTGGAAAAAATTTAATATTCACGCGTTCGCAATTGATGACGACACCAACACATCACGGGCAAAATTGGCATCGATGCAATTCGACCTGACAGACCCGGCATTGCCAGCAGCGCAGGTTCCGACCGGGGCGGAGCAGCTGCTATCAGCAGAATATCTGCACAGTGGCCTCGGGTTGAATGAGGTCAGGATGCTGGCATCTGCCATGAGTTGCAATCCATCTGACGCGACGCAGTATCGCCCGACGATTCCGTTCTCAATTTTGGAGGGGAACTACAACGGCTATGGGATCATAATTTACGGCAGTTATATGGAGGACCTGACAACATCGGGGCGTACTGCTGACGAAGTTGCCGCCATCCGTAAGCAGGACTTTGATGCGGCGTTTGCGCTTGGTGGAAGATTTTATAATGATATTTGGTAAATAAAATAGAGGCCATTTATTATTGGCCTCTTTTTTTATTTGGTTGTTGCTTTTTTGTTTAAAAAAGAAATAACAGGCCCTTTTTTATTTTCGAAGCACCATGAAGCAACGAAACAAATTGATATTGTCAATAGCAAGGTTAAAATCGAACCAATTAAATTGGCAGGTCTTATGATTACACATAGCAACATTATTACAGGAATATGCGTTAGGTAAAGAGTAAAAGTGTTTGATGATAAATATCTTATGATTTTTTCACTCTTTTCAAGATAATTTGCTACGCCTGTTCCATTCAGAAATCCTTTTGCGCTAACGATATTTACGGCAACCATCACTCCTATTGAATAAAAATAGAATATTGATTTGACTGATGTCAGCGTTAGGTGAAACTCTTTGTACATTGGAATGTGAGGGAAAGGCACGTACCTTCCAATTAGTATTAATAAAATGCTGAGTGGGAAAAACACTAGGCTTTTATTTGTAATGAATTGTAGTTTTGTTTTGTGCGCTAAGACACCAAGAAGCCATAACGGGAAATAGATGATGACTTTTGGAGTTGCAAGTAAAATAAAAATAAATATGGATAGAACCAATAATGATTTTTTTCTTGCGAAAAGGATAGCTCCGAAAGCTATGTAATATAAACATTCAAATTGTATTGACCATATAGGTTCATTTGTTCCAAATACAATATGTCTGTTTAAAGTCTCACCTAAAAAAGTAAGTGTCTGGGTTATTGTTACAAATGAGTAATCGTTATGAAAGTTTTTATGTGCGAAATAGTATGAGCTATCAATGCTAAGTCCGATATGATCAAAAATAAAGGTAATAATTAATGCTGGAATAAGTACAGAATAGATTCTAAAAGCTCTTGCTTTAAAGTAAGATGCGGGATTATCTTCTTTTTTTGCTACAACATACGATATGACATATCCGGACAAAACAAAAAAAACAGCCACAGCTTCAGAACCAAAATCAGATAGTACCGGTAGGTATATGTCTAAAAATGTTGCTGAGTGGGACAAAAGAACCAAGATAGCAGCAGAAAAGCGCAAAACATCTAAGTAAAGCGATGTAGTTTTATCCATCGAGAACTCTCTGAAGTTACTAGTTGCAAAACTGCCATTATACTTTACAAAACATAACAGTTCATTTTTTCTTTTCTAAACACGTTGTTCCTTCTTTATGAATCTCACCGCAACCTCTCTTGATCTTCCCTCTCAATAAAACTACTGTATATAAAAACAGTGTGCGCCGGGAGACCGGTAGAGATCAAGGGGTGAAAGTCCCCGACCATTGAAGGACCAGCAATTCACAAGGTCCCCGAGTCATGCGTTGCATACCGCGAGGTATGGGGCGAAGCGTTGACAGGGGTGTTGACAGGCCAGCCATTGAGCCACGAAATGTATATTAAATTACCGGGTGCCGACGTTGTACTGTTAACGGAAGGCAACATCATAGGGTGCGATACTGCGAGTGCCACATGGACCCGGCGGGGTCTGAGACCCTGGCATGTCAATACGATCTCTACGCGGGAACCGGGAGATCTCCCCTCTGACCATCTGCCAGTG